GCCCATGCATTCCCTATTTTATAATTATCGTTTTATTCCCATACTTTCGTATGGGGGGCGGCTAGTTTCAACAAACTAGCAAACCAAGAAGATCGGGATCATTTCTTCTTGGGAACTGCGACTTTCGTCTTCCGGCTCTCGCGCTGAGTTTTCGGTTTACGCGCTCGAAAGCGCTTCGCTACTGGAGGAGCGACCGACTCAGTTTTGGGGAGAGACTTCGTTTCAGTGGGAGAGTCCAGTTTGGCCTCAATCTCCACCTTTACAGGCGTGACTATCTCACCATCGACTTCACACGCTCCGGACTTCACTTTCGGTTCCACACTCGGCATAAAGCCAGGGGGGTGGAGCAGATCGTCAGAACTTGCCAGCCAAGCAAGGAATTCCTCGTAGTCGAAGTCCGGTAACTGTTCACACGCAAGATCGTGCATCCAGTCAGCGGACTCGTTGACATACTGTCGGTCTTCCTCAAGCTCGGGTTGCCATTTCCCCGATAAGTTCTTGAAACTCTTGAGAGGATGAGCTTCCAAGAACTTCTTGGCAAAGTCGCCAAGAATTGGGGTGTTCTTGTCCGAGAGCAGCACAGCGTAACTCTTATCTTGACATTTTTCAATGTCAGAGACAGATTCAGGCATGTGCACTGTCGTATGGAATTTCGAGATGGCGCGGGCAATATCACAGCAGGAGTTTAGGTCTCCGTTCCAAACATCGGGCCCATAATATCTGGATAGAAACTTTACTTTCTCGCCGCGTTTCGCCATAACGCACTCGAGCACTAGCCCCATTGCAGAGGCCGAATGCTCATAAGTCACTGGATCAGCATTGGGCGTTAGACCATCGTCCCCACCGTAGATCCCGAGCTTATCCCACGCTTCTTGAACGCTAAAGCCCATCAGACGAAAACATCTGAAGGCCACAAAAGCGTTAATAATCGTGTTAAAGACCGAGGTCTCGGCAGAGCCAGACAGTCGCCCGTCCCCACTCTGGTAGATCACGCCAAAGCGCGTCCTACCCTGTAGCCCCCGGTTCGCTTTCAGTTGATCATCAATTTGATCACCATAGCGAGCCGGGAACGCACGCATCATAATCATGCGCTCTAACAGTCGACAGAGCATGCTAATCGTCCCGTCCAGTCTAGCATAATCGGTGAAAGCCGCTTCTGTTGCGTTCTCGAGCACTTCAACAACCCGCATGGCTTGCTCTCGGCAAGATTTGCCAAAAGCATACCACGGGAATCGCTTAATATGCTCAGCCAACGAGTACATGTACTTCGACCACGTCACTTTATCACAAC